TTGCCGCACCTGAAAATAAAATGTTGGGTTCCACACGTATTGATCAATTCGAACCTGGTAATATTACCATTTCAGTTTACATGAAAACCTTAGACGATCTTGATACCGATATCGACTTTGGTGATTATATAGGATATTATGATAGTGAAAGTTTTGTTAGATATTATACGGTTGTTAATGACGGTCGTGTTGTATCTGATCTTAAACATACTTATAAAGGGTTCAAACCTTTTTATCGTAGCATAATCGCGGCTCCTGTTGGACCAAATGAATTTAGAGGATTATAATGGCATTACCAAAACAAGTTAAACCGACATTACCTTTAACGTACCCAAAAACTCTTTTACCGAGAAGGGAACAAATAAAGGACATGATTACTAAGGATGGAACTTACCTACCTAAGTCATTACTTCATGCGGATCTTGATGGTGGATTTTTAGATTTTGTAAAAGAAAAGTTTAATATAACATCCGAAGGTAAAAAGATACCTGTGGTTGATATTCTAATTACAACTCAAAACTGGTCACAATTTGTTGAAACGTGGGATTTCCAAAATATAGATAAGAACGTTGAACCCCCATTTATTACGGTAATTAGAAATCCAGAAGTTAAATACGGAAACAATCCCGCAGTAATGTATAACATTCCAAATAGAAGAATGTATTATTATATGGAAGTTCCAACATGGGATGGTAATAGAGTTGGTGCTGACATTTATAAAATACCTCAGCCAGTTCCTATTGATTTGAAATATACGGTTGTGATTGTATGTAACCGAATGAGGGAAGCAAATACTCTTAACCAAAGAGTTATGGAAACATTCGCATCAAGACAAGCTTACCAAGTCATTAAAGGTCATTACATTCCGATTATTAATGAAGGGTTTAGTGATGAATCATCTTTAGATTTGGAAAAAAGAAAATATTATATTCAGAAATATGAATTCACTATGATGGGATTCTTAATGGATGAAGATGATTTTGAGGTTACTCCTGCTATCTCACGAACATTCCAAATGTATGAGGTGGATCAACGACCTGTAAAACGACCACAGAAAAAACAACAACCAACACAACTCGAAAATATAACTCTAAACTATCCAACAGGAGATTTGGTTCAAGAATACTTTTTTAGTTATACTTGTAATCTTTATTTTGAGCAATCACCAAACGTTGAGTCGTATTCGGTTTATATTAATGACAATTATTATGGTGATGATGTTACAGAAATACAAATCAATACTGATGATAATTTGAGAATTGATGTTGTTAAGATTGACGGGTCATCAGAGTCTTCACTTTCGTTCTCTCAAAAATTAATTTAACGTTCCCCGTAAATGTCCTTTTTTTCTTGACATTTTTCCATTATTAGATTCTCTAAAAACCTATACATTTTAATACCACGTTTGTCACAATATTTTTTTAGAACACCGTGAACTTCGACATCAATCTTAAGGTTTTTTATCTTCTTATTATCTTTAGACATAGGGGCAGAATTAAGGCAGAATTAAATCTTACCAAAATATAAATACTTTCTATAATGTAAAGTTTTTCGTGTTTTGAGAAGTATTTATAGAAAAATAAATAAATTAATAGAAATTTTTAGTATGGCAACAAACAGTAAGGTTTTTGTTTCACCGGGTGTCTATACTTCAGAGGTTGACTTGAGCTTTGTAGCACAAAGTGTAGGGGTAACTACTTTGGGTATTGCTGGAGAGACGTTGATAGGACCAGCTTTTGAACCAATCTTTATTACAAGTTTTGATGAATTCCAAACCGTATTTGGTGGGACTTCACCTGAGAAATTTGTTAATACACAGATTCCAAAGTATGAAGCTGCTTATATCGCAAAAGCATATTTACAACAATCTAACCAATTGTTTGTAACTAGAATTCTTGGTCTATCAGGATATGATGCAGGACCATCTTGGTCAATCACAACGGTTGCAAACGTTAATCCAAATACTATCGATGTATGGTGTTTAAGTTCAGTAACCGATCCTTCAACATGTGTAACTACTTGTGTAACACCAAAAGAATTAACATTCACAGTACAATTTACAGGTTGTACCAATGATTCAGGAACGATTAGTTATTTAACTTCATTCCCAGCAGAAATCCAAAATTTGTTATTAACTCAATATGAAGAGTTTAACGGAAGCACATCAACATTAAATGCTCAAATCCAAGATTTAGTATATAACGTAATTACAAGTTCTAACCCTTATACCGCAGAAGATAATCAAATCGCATACTTCGGTTCAATCGCAACTGATGACTACGATGTATTGAATGGTTCAGGGTTTAGTGCTGAAACTAATGTGTTTGAAGTTCCTTCAGTATCATTTAACGCTACTGATTTAAATTCAGCATTTAATGACTCTTGGTACTACGCTTTATTTAATAATAATGGTAATACAAATTACTCAGGTTTCTCATTCTTCACTTATGTGTCAGGATTGACGGCTTATTACCCTAACCCTACACCAACACCAGGAGTTACGGCATCACCAACACCAACACCATCATCGGCAGTTCCTTGTATTACACCATCACCTTTCACATCACCAACACCAACCCCAACACCAGTTAATATCGATTGTTATTCGGGTACTATAGTTGGTAAGTTGTACTACTATACAGGTACATCTTATGTTGATTATGATAATGTGGTTGTAGGTACTTTAAGATCAAGAGGTGTATCAACATACACAACTGATAACAACCCAACTTATTCAGTGACAGGTACATCTAATGTAACGTTAGATATGACAGGTCAATATGCGGGTGTTCTTAAAAACCCATACTTAACATTCGCAGTAAATGTTACTGATAGATTTGGTACGGCTTACAAGTTTGAGACATCGTTGACACAAAACGCCCCTGAATATTTCACTAAAGTATTTGGTATTGCTAACTTCCAAAAACCAAGAATTGAGGTTCCTGTATTTGCTGAAGAAGTATTCCAATCATACTTGAACTACTCATGGAAAAAAGGTTATATTAAAGGTCTTAACCCTAACCTAATTGCGTTAAACTCAGCACAAAGTGGTGACGCTAATTCAATTGGTTGGTACTTAGATAAATGGCAAACACCAGCTTCACCATACGTTGTATCTGAATTAAGAGGTAATAAAGTTTATGACTTGTTCAGATTCTACACAGTTTCAGACGGTGACGCGGCGAATACATTAGTTAAGATTTCAATTGTTAATCAAACTTATAATAACTTAACGTTTGATGTATTGATCCGTGATTATTTTGATACTGATGCGAACCCTGTAGTTCTTGAGAAATTTACAAACTGTACTATGGATCCAGGACAAAACAACTTCATTGGTAACAAAATTGGTACATTAGATGGTGAGTACTTGTTAAACTCTAAATATGTGATGGTTGAGATGAGTGAAGACGCTCCGATTGACTCATTACCTTGTGGATTTAACGGATTCAACTTTAGAAATTACGCAGGTGCTAATTCACCATTCCCTATTATCAAAGGTAAGTACGACTTCCCTGGTGAAGTAATTTACAACCCACCATTTGGTTTATCTTCAGGAAATGACAATGCGTTGATCAGTTCAGGAGATAACGTAAGAAGAACTTACTTAGGTATATCTAATAGTTTAGGTTGGGATCCAGCTTACTTCGAATATGTTGGTAAGAGAAATCCAAACAACACTTGTGATATTGATGGTCTACCATTTAACTTCAGATCGGCAGGTTTCCACATGGATGTAAATGCAAGTGGTTTAACAATCGGACCTGAGTTCTCAACAAGTGGTGACCCAAGATTTATCTGTGGTAATTCACCGTTCATTACAGACCCAGAATCACCAACAAACGCATACTATAGATTGTTCGCACGTAAGTTTACATTCTTAGTACAAGGAGGTTTTGATGGATGGGACATCTACAGAGAGTGGAGAACTAATACAGACCAATTCCAAATCGGTAGAAGTGGATTCTTAAGAGGATCTTGTCCTTCAACAAGATACCCTAACGCAACAGGATGGGGAGCATTCAAAGAGATATCTCTTGGTGATGGAACTCAAGACTTCGCAAACTCTGACTACTACGCATACTTATTAGGTCAACAAACATTTGCGAACCCTGAAGCAACAAACATCAACGTATTCGTAACACCGGGTATTGATTATGTAAATAACAGTAACCTTGTTGAAGCGGCGGTTGAGATGATTGAGTTTAACAGAGCGGATTCACTTTATGTTTGTACAACACCTGACGTGGATATGTATGTTCCTAACTTAAATGGTCAAGATTTATTAATCTATCCAACTGAAGCGGTTGATAACTTAGACAACACAGGAATTGACTCTAACTACACAGCAACTTACTATCCGTGGGTATTGACAAGAGATAGTGTAAACAACACCCAAATCTACATCCCACCGACAGCTGAGGTAACGAGAAACTTAGCACTTACAGATAACATCGCGTTCCCTTGGTTCGCAGCGGCGGGTTACACTCGTGGTATTGTTAACTGTGTTAAAGCTCGTAAAAAGTTAACACAAGAAGATAGAGACATTCTTTATGTAGGTAGAATTAACCCAATTGCGACCTTCTCTGATGTGGGTACTGTAATTTGGGGTAACAAAACTCTACAAGTTAGAGAATCTGCTCTTGACAGAATCAACGTAAGAAGATTGTTATTACAAGCTCGTAAATTGATTTCAGCGGTATCTGTAAGATTATTGTTCGAACAAAACGACGCACAAGTTAGACAAGACTTCTTAAATGCGGTGAACCCAATCTTAGATGCGATTAGAAGAGATCGTGGTTTATATGACTTCCGTGTAACAGTTTCTAACGATCCTGAGGATATTGATAGAAACCAGTTGACAGGTAAGATCTATATCAAACCAACAAGATCACTCGAATTTATCGACATCACATTCTACATCACTCCGACAGGAGCATCGTTTGAGAATATATAAGTTGGTTTATATTCATATGAAAAGGGGGGGACGAAAGTTTCCCCTTTTTTATTTAAAGAGATATTTATTTATATGAATTACAAAAAAATTGTTAAACAGATTATTTCAGAGATCATACACGATCAGATGAAACCAACGATGAAGTATTATGCGTTTGATTGGGACGATAACCTTATGTATATGCCAACAAAGATTTATCTTAAAGATGATAATGATGAGGTTGTTGGAATGTCCACAGAAGATTTTGCGGAATACAGAACTGAGATTGGTAATGAACCTTTTGAGTATGAAGGTCGTACTATTGTAGGTTATGATGACAACGCTTTTAGAGATTTCAACGTACCCGGAGATAAAGGTTTCTTAAGAGATGCGATGAAAGCACCTACAGGACCGGCGTGGAATGATTTTGTTGAGGCGGTTAATAATGGTTCAGTTTTTGCAATCATCACAGCAAGAGGACACACACCTTCGGTACTTAAAAATGCGGTATATAACTTGATCAAAAAAAATAAACACGGATTAAGTGAACAAGAACTGGTTAAAAATTTAAGAAAATACAGAGAACTTGCTGATGAAG